ACACGCAAAATATCTTGAGCTAGTATCTACATATAAGCTTCAGATGAAACGTGCAGAGTTTCAGCAAAAAAATCTCCTAAAAGATAAATGGTTGTATTACAACGGCAAAATGTCGCAAGATGATATGATCGAAAAGGGTTGGGAACCAGACCCCTTTAATGGATTAAAAATCTTAAAAGGAGATATGGACCATTACTATGACACTGATCCAGAAATTCAAGAATCTGAACTCAAAATACAGTATTATAAAAATGTTATAGATACATTAACAGAGATAATTAATAATGTGACGTGGCGTCATCAGACAATAAGTAATATGATAAAATGGAAACAATTCGAGTCCGGAAATTAACTCACGCTAATCTACACATATCGTGTGATAGTGGAATAGCACAAGAACTGAATGAGTACTTCTCATTTTTTGTTCCTGGTTACAAGTTTATGCCTGCGTTTCGTAATAGAATGTGGGACGGTAAGATACGTTTGTTCACTGTAATGAGTGGTGAACTACCAGCTGGTTTGTATAATCATCTTATAAATTTTGGAGAAAAAAGATCTTATGAAATTGTAGTTGATGATTCTCCATACGGTAAACCAAACAACTATAATAAAGTAGATGTAAAAGAACTTTATAATTACATTCAGTCTCTTGGTATGCCATATGAAATTAGAGACTATCAGTTTGATGCAGTGTCTACGGGCATTCATCGAAAGCGCGGAGTAATATTGTCTCCTACAGGTTCTGGCAAATCCCTAATAATCTATGCACTAATGAGGTGGTATCTTGAGAACAATCCAAAAATGGTTCTCATTATTGTACCTACGACTTCTCTCGTTGAACAGATGTCTGGTGACTTCAAAGATTATGGATTCGATATAGAAAATGAAGTTCACAAAATATATTCTGGTAAAGATAAAACCACACAGAAGAGAGTAGTAGTTAGTACATGGCAATCAATCTATAAATTACCAAAAGCTTGGTTCTCACATTTCGGCATGATACTTGGTGATGAATGCCATGGGTTTAAATCCAAGTCTCTGATGTCTATTATGAATAAAGCAACAGAAGCAGAATATCGATTTGGCACAACAGGAACATTAGATGGAGCCCAAACACATGAACTCGTACTCCAAGGTTTATTCGGTAAAATATACCGCGTTACCACAACAAAAGCCTTACAAGATAACAATACTCTTGCGAAGCTAAAAATTAAACGTATCGCACTTACATATCCAGAAAAGGCTCGTAAAGATTTTGGTGCAAGAACGTATCAAGAAGAGATTGATTTTATAGTAGAAAATGAACACCGAAATAATTTTATACGTAATCTGGCATTAGATTTAAAGGGTAATACACTTATTCTATATAACTACGTAGAGAAACACGGTAAACCCTTATTTAACATTATAAGGGATAAAGCAGATGAAAATCGTAAAGTATTTTTTGTATCTGGTAATACGGATACCTCCGACAGAGAAGCAATACGAGGAATTGTGGAAGGAATGTCAAACTCGATCACTGTGGCTTCATTAGGCACTTTTTCAACGGGTATAAATATTCGTAACTTGCATAATATCGTTTTTGCTTCTCCTAGTAAATCACAGATTAGGGTTTTGCAAAGTATCGGTAGAGGTTTAAGAAAGTCGGACGATGGTAGTACTACAACGTTGTATGATATCTCTGATGATATAAGTTGGCGTAACAGAAAAAATTACACATTATTACACTCATTTGAAAGATTAAAAATGTATCAAAAAGAAGAATTTGAGTACTCAACTGTTAAACTGGATATCAAATCATGACAGTTTATTATAAACAATTAAAGCTTACCAACGGCGATGAAATGATTTGTGAATTGGTCGAGCCTTCTGATGACGATAATGTAGAAATCGTTGTACGAAAGGCAATGAAGATTATTGTGAATGACGATCTAGATGAGGGTGTGAGGTATTACACTCTTAAACCCTGGATATCTTTTCAAGACCATACTGACGATTTGGTTGTTATTAACTCTATGCATGTGATAGCAGAAGCCATACCTTCTGATACAATTATTCCATATTATCAAGCCGCTATCAAAGATGCTGATAAGTATAATGCTGTTAGAGCCGCAGGTTTGAGCCTGAAAGATATTCAAGAAAAGATGGGTGAACTTACTGAAGAAGAAATGGAAGAATTCATGCAAAAAAAGTATGAAGAACTTGAAGAAGAAGCAGGTATTGAAGTAGAGTTTGATGATGTTGATATAAGATATGATTCAGATTCTCCTAATGTAATACACTTCCGAAGAAAGACAGATACATTCCACTAATTGGTATACTACCCTCTCTCAAAATACTCTTTATTATAACACACTTTTGTGCTTTTGTCAAGCGATTTATTAACATATATAAAAAATATTTTTTCTTTACATTTGTGAATAAGTGTGTTATAATTACTACATAATGAAATGGAGACGTGAATGGCACGCACTAAAAGAGCAAGCATACACTACGTAAATAATGCCGAGTTTTCTCAAGCAGTAGTAGATTATGTTACAACAGTTAGAGAAGCCAAAGAACAAAAATCAAAGCAACCAATCGTACCTGATTATATTGCCAGCTGTTTTTTACGAATCGCTGAGGGCTTGTCTCACAAGTCCAATTTTATTCGCTACACATACCGCGAAGAGATGGTCATGGATGCAGTTGAGAATTGTTTGAAAGCAATCGAAAACTATAATTTAGAAGCCGCAACAAGAACTGGTAAACCAAATGCATTTGCATACTTTACACAGATAACTTGGTACGCATTTCTTAGGCGTATTGCTAAAGAAAAGAAACAGCAAGAAATCAAATTAAAATACTTAACAAAGTCGGGCGTTGAAAACTTTCTAGTCAACGACCATGGTGACGATATGTCCCATCAAGTGGCAGGTGCTTTTATCGATACACTTAGAGATCGTATTGAGAAAGTAAGGCATGTTGATAGCGAAGTCAAAGAGCTGGTTGTCTTAGAGAAAAAGAAACGTAAATTAGGACTAGCAGATTCTAACTTGACGGAGTTTCTAGAATAATGAAAGTGGCTGTATTAAATGACACACATTGTGGCATACGTAACTCTTCCGAAATCTTTCTCGAAAATGCAGAAAAGTTTTTCACAGAAATCTTTTTTCCTTACTGTAAAGAAAACGGCATCGAACAAATCTTACACTTGGGCGACTATTATGACCACAGGAAATTTGTAAACTTCAAAGCACTTAACCATAACCGTAAAGTATTTCTAGACCCACTTCGCAAGAATAAAATGAAGATGGATATCATTCCTGGTAATCACGATACATTTTATAAAAATACAAATGATTTGAATTCTCTAAAAGAATGTCTTGGTCATTATATGAATGAAATCCATATTGTTATGGAACCTCGTGTGATGGAATATGGCTCGTTAAAGATTGCTTTACTGCCTTGGATTAATCCAGAGAACGAAGAATCTTCTATGAAGTTTATTAGAGATTGTAAAGCTGACTGGCTAGGTGGACACTTAGAACTTCATGGCTTTGAGATGATGCGCGGTGTAGTTAATCCACATGGTATGGATCATAAGCTACTATCTAAGTTCGAACAAGTTTTGACTGGTCATTTTCATACAGCAAGTAAACAAGACAATGTATTTTATCTTGGCTCTCAGATGGAGTTTACATGGAATGATGCTGGTGATAATAAGTATTTTCATGTCGTAGACACTGAAACGAGAGAGATAGAAAAGGTATTAAATCCTTACACTTTATTTGAGAAAATACTTTACAATGACGAAAAAACCTGCTATAATGAGTATAACGTTTCACATTTGAAAGACAAGTTTGTTAAGGTCGTTGTTATCAATAAAACAGATATGTTCTCGTTTGATAGGTTCATCGACCGTATTCAGAATCAAGATATTCATGAGTTAAAGATTGCTGAAAACTTCAGCGAATTTACTGGTGAGAATGTTGATGTAGATGACACAGTTAATTTTGATGACACTACAGAAATAGTGGACTCTTACATTGATGGTGTTGAGACTGATTTGAATAAAGACAAAATTAAGGTTCAGATGCGTGAATTAATGCTAGAAGCACAGGCTCTTGAAATAGTATGATTACATTTAAAATACTTCGTTATAAAAATTTCTTATCGTCTGGAAATACTTTTACCGAAATTGATTTGAATAAAGATAAATCCAATCTTGTAGTAGGTCTTAACGGTGCCGGTAAGTCAACAATGCTTGATGCTTTGTCGTTCAGTTTATTTGGCAAAGCACATAGAAACATCAGTAAGAATCAACTGGTAAACTCTATCAATAATAAAGCCACATTAGTTGAGATTGAGTTTACTATTGGAATAAATTTATTCAAAGTAATTCGTGGTCTTAAGCCAGGTATATTTGAGATATGGAAAAACGGCACGATGCTTAATCAGTCATCGCATGCTAAAGAATATCAAAAAATCTTAGAACAAAATATTCTTAAGTTAAACCATAAATCATTTCATCAAGTCGTAGTTCTTGGCTCATCATCTTTTATTCCATTCATGCAACTTGCAGGTGGATATAGAAGGGATGTCATCGAAGATTTGCTAGACATAAATGTATTTTCAAAGATGAATGGCATATTAAAAGAGAAGAATGGCCATCTCAAAGAAACTATGAAAACACTTGACTACAATATTGATATTGTAAAAAACAAAATAGAAACACAAAACAAGTACATTCGTGATATTACTGCTCTTACAAATGAAAGCAGAAACCAATATGAATCTAAGATACATGCATCGCAGAATAGCATCGATGAATTACAGACTAAGAATAGTGAGCTTAGCATCGGACTCGACCAATCTATATCTGAAGCCGAAACAAGGTTGGGATCTTTACAAGATAGGAAGCAGGACTTACTTCTCAGAAGTCAAGATAGGCAAACGCGTCTCAGCGACATCGGCAAGCGGATCACTTTTTTCGAAGAGAATGAGGCGTGTCCCGTATGCGACCAAGCCATTTCAGACGGCCATAAACATGAGATTTTACGGACAGAAAAAGAATCTCAGGATAGCGGGAAGGCAACGCTCAAGCAAATTGGAGTTGAAGGCCAAGGAGTGGAGTCGGAGATTAAAGAGCAGACTAGCATACTTTCAACGCTTCGAGATCGGGTACATCAACTCACTTCCAACTCGCAAGAGATTTCAAAACTCCAAAAAGATATTGGAGAATCTCAAAAATTCTTAGATAAAGAAGTGTCTGTTGATTTAAATAAAGCTAAAGAAGATCTATCTGATTACAATAAACAAAAAAATGATATGATGGAGCATAGGTTAACTTTGTCAGAACAGAGCAGTTATAACTTAGTTATTCATGAGATGCTGAAAGATACTGGTATTAAAACTAAAATCATCAAGCAGTATCTTCCTGTAATGAACAACCTTGTAAATCAGTATCTACAGACACTAGACTTCTTTGTCCATTTTAATCTAGACGAATCGTTTCAAGAAACTATTCGTTCACGCCATCGTGATGAGTTTACTTATGATTCATTCAGCGAAGGCGAAAAACAACGTATCGACTTGTCTCTGCTATTTACTTGGCGCCAGATTGCTAAGATGAAGAATTCAGTAGCAACAAATCTTTTGGTCTTAGATGAAACTTTTGATTCTTCTCTTGATCATGACGGTGTAGATAACCTTATGAAAATTCTATACAGTCTAGGTGATGATACCAATGTGTTTGTCATCTCACATAAGGGCGAAATATTAGACGGTAAGTTTAAT